ATGCCCGGTCCAGCCGATCGCGCCCTCGTAGTACTCGTCAGGCACGTACGGCAGGAGCGCCTCGCCGATGTTGTCGGCGCGCGCCGGGAGGCCCTCGAGCACATCGAACGCGTCGCGCTGGTCGGTGATCGCGGGCGTGAGGCCGACTAGTTGTTTCATGGACACCTCCCTACGCCGCGATTCCATAGATGGGCGCGAAGAATGCGCCGAGCGAAGCAATCTCGGGCGCGGTCAGCGCGCGCTTGTAGACGAGGATCTGCGGAACGTGGCCCTTGAGCGACGACGACGCCGCTCCTGCGCGGCCGACGCGGAGGGCGTACTCCGGGGCTGACGCGGACGGCGTCTGGCCGACTGCGTCTGCGTTAGTCAGCGTGCTACCGCTCACCGCGTGCTTCTGTGACCCGCCTCCGTAGGCCCACGCTCGCCACCGCGACACATCTCGTGCGTAGTGCGCCGCGTTCGCGTTGGTCCACGCGTTCTGGTATGCACCAGAACCATTGCCCAGCCTGAGGATGATGCTCGTCGTCCCTAGCGCGCCGTACAGGCCTCGCTGCGCGGCGGGGCCGGAGAGCGTGCCGTACACGTGCTGAGAAGCAATGCCCGTGCTGTCGACGCGCTCGACTGTAACGATGGTCGCACCCGTGTTGTCGTGCAGGAACGGCCAGTCGACAGGGTTCGCCGCCGACATGAAATCGTCCACGCCATCGAGCAGCACGCTCTGCTGGTTGTTCATCTCGGCGACGCCCAGCACGCGCAGAGGCTGGTTTGCTGCCACGCCCTGCGAGAGCGGCATGCCGCCCATCGACCCCGCGCGGGACATCCACGCTGTGATGTTCGCCCCGCTCAGCGCGAAATACGCGTCGGTGCGCGAGTCGTACCAGGCGGCCAGGTCGGGGATGAGTTCGGGCGCCTCGAGCACGGGCGGCGGTGGGCCCGCCACGGCCACGCGGCGCCCGCCTCCCCCTCGCGTGCCGCGCACACTGCCACGTGGACGTCTGGTCATCACACCACCGGCTGGTCGGAGACGTAGAACTCCAGGAAGCCCGCGGCGGCGTCCGAGATGAACGACAGGTGCGTGGTCGCAGAGTCGAGCCGCCACGACTCTGCCGCGCCGTTCAGGTAGGTCGCGCCAGCCTGCGTGTTGCCCGTGCCCACCGCCGCCACCTGGTTGAGCACGACGGTCACGGCACCGACGCTCTCCACGAGCTGGACGTTCGCGCCCACGGCGAGGAGCCGGATGAACCGACTGCCCAGCGTGGACGCCTTGCCGGGCTCCCTGCCCGTGGTGGGAAGCGCGATGTTCTGCGCTGCGCCCGTGAGCGCGACGCGCGTCACACCCCGCCGCGCGGTGGGGTCTGCTGCCGAGATAGGGCCCGTGATCCGGGCCGCCTGCTCCATGTGTGAACCCATGATCAACTCCCTCCCAAGCGCGACGCCGCCACGGACGTCGCGTCAGTCTGCGATGCGTACATTTTCCCAAGGCGTGGCTCGCGCCGCGCGCTCGGGCTGAGCGTCGGCTCGCTGATCGGCCCCGGCTGCGACTGCGCGGGATCTGGCTGCGCGCCCGCCTGCGAGCGCGCGACGTTCTGCAGCGCCTGGACCATCGCGGGCCGCATGGACGGGTCCGTGGGCGCGCCGACCAGGATCCCGAGCTTGAGCCGCGCCTCGTACGACGGCAGCTCCTCAGCGGTCGACACGTGCTGCAGCACCTCGTCGCGCACGCGCCGGTACATCCGCGGGTAGAGCGCCTGCAGCACCTCCACGTCCTCGCGCGTGACGTTGCCCGCGGCGATGCGGTCGAGCGCCCCGGCGGGGTTCGTGGCGGCGTCCACGTAGCGCGCCATCTTGTCGATCTTCGCGGGCGAGTGGCGGGGCTTCCGGTGCTGCCCGAACGGGTCACCCGGGCGCGGCCCCACGCTCAGGTCGCCCGCCTTGTCGGCCAGGAAGTCAGCGACGCGCTGCGTATGGTTCTCCAGCGCATCCGCCAGCCGCGGGTTCGTCTGCCGGAGCTCGAGCCTGCTCAGCCGACCGGCGCGGCGCTCGTCGCTCTGCGGGTTCTGCAGCGCGCCGATGTTCCGGATGAGCGCCTCCGCCGATCCTGGGTTGCTCGAGGAGACCGATACCCCGAGCAGCGGGCCAGCCTTCGCGACCTGTCGGCCTGCAGCCGTGGCGCGCTCGCCGACGCGCGTGGCCGTGTCGCCCGCCTTGCGCAGCCACTTCCCGACGCCCTGGGCGGTGCGCACGATGGCGCCCTCGCTCTTCATGCCGTTCCGGATCGCCTGGCTCGCGGCACTCTGCGCGCCGCTCGAGGCGCCTGCACGCGCGGACGCCTTGCCGCCGGTGGCGCCGAGGCTGGTCGCCACGTCGGACTTCGCGATCAGGTTCGCGCTGCGCCCGAACGCAATCTTGAGCTTCGCGAGCTGCTCGCCGTACAGCGGGATGTCCCGCAGCTCGTTGAGGGCCACGGCGTACTCCTCGGCCATCTGCCGGGTCGCTTTCACGTCGCGGACCGAGCCCACGATCTTGTCCGTGAGCTCCTTCGCGCGCAGGGCCTGCGCCCTCATCTCGGGCGGCATGGCGTAGAAGTCGGCCTTGGTCTTGATCTTGTCGGCCTGGCGCTGCAGCCCCAGCGCAAAGGTGCGCTCCGCCTGCGGGTCGTCGCCGACCGTCTCCAGGAAGCTGCGGATCTTCGGGTGGCTCGCCTCGCTCACCTTGTCGAAGGTCTGGACCGCGTCGAAGGTCTTACCTTCCATGTCCTGGCCGGCGCGCTTGGTCTGCCGCGTCTCTGCCAGGCCGAACTGCTCGTCCCACGCGCGCGAGTAGTTGATCGCCTCCGACTCTGCCGCGTTCGTGATGCGCTGCAGCTCCGTCGCGCCCTTACCGTAGAGACTCTCGTCCTCGAGCAGCGCGCGGTGGCCCATGTACTCGCGACGCAGCGCCGCTTCGCCCGCATTGATATGGCTCGGCGATGCGTTGCCCGCCTTTTTCGACGCGCGCCCGAGTGCACCCTTGAACTTGTCGTGAAGGTCCTGGATCTCGGCGACCGCCTCCGCGTCGTAGCGGGCGGCGGGCGCGCTCGGCGACAGCGGGCCTTGCTGCGGCTGCACCTTGCGACCCGTGAAGCCCTTCAGGCGCGCCTCGAGCTCATTCGCCATGTCGACCGCGTCTTTGAGCGCAGCGTGCTGCGTGGCGTCGAGGGCGTACGTGTCCTCGCGCATCTTGCTCAGGCGCGTGCGCGACTCGTCCACAGAAGAGAGCACGCGCTGGAAGTGGTCGTCGGACCATTCGGGCGGCGCCGTCTCGATTGCGGCCTTCACAGCGTCTTTTTTGTGACCCTTGTTGATGTACGTTTCGAGCTGGTCCTCGATGCGACGGAACTCCTCGATGTCGCGCACGATCTCCGAAGTCTTCTGGCCCTTGGTGGCCTCGAAGCGCTTCGCCGCGTCCGCCTGCTCAGCGAGGCCGCGCACGCGCTCCATGGCCGTCACCCGCTCCGGGTTCGTCGGCACCGTGAGCTCAGCCATGAGGCTGTCGTCAGACTTGTATCCGATCTGTTGCAGGATCCGCTGGTCCGCCGAGAGCGTCGCCCCCGCCGCCTCCGCCTCGGCGCTGGTCGCCGCCCCGGAGCCCGCGCTCACGTCCCCGGCTGCCTCGCCCGTCGCGCTCGTGCCCGGGGTGGCGTCGACCGCCTCCTCGAGCGCGCGCGTCGCCTCGCGGTCCGCGTCCGAGCGCGTGAACGCGTCGCGCACCTTCTTGGCGCCCCGGCCCAGCAAGCCGCCCGCGAGGCCCAGCCCCGCGCCCAGGCCGCCGCCCATCCACATGCCGTCGCCCGCGCCCATCGCGATGCGCTCGGCGGTGATCTCGTGGTCGTTCAGGTAGTCGTCCGTGACCGCCTTCGCCGCGCCGAACAGGGCGCCCTCCGCGGCCCCGCCGACGCCCATCGCCGCAGCCTCGCGCAGCGCTCCGCCCAGGACGCCCGTGGCGGCCTCTGCGCCCAGCAGGCGACCTGTGCCCGCCGTGGCGGCCTCGCCCAGCCCCACCAGGGCACGCGCCGGGGCGGTGAGCACGCGGGCGCCACGAGCCGCCAGGCCCGCCCCACGCACACCCGCCTCGGCCGCCCCCGCGGCGCCGCCGGACAGCAGCGTGGCACCGAGGACGCCCACGCCCTCGCCGACCCCCGCGGCCGTGGGGTTGTACTCGCGCCGCGCGGCGAGACCCTCCGCGTATTCCGGGGCGATCGCCTTCGCCGCGACGTCGGATAGCCCGATCGTGGCGCCCGACAGGATGCCCTCGCCGAAGGCCGCGGCCTCGTTCCCGAAGCCCTCGCCGTACTGCTGGCGCTGCAGGTCTGCCGCGACCTCCTCGGGCGTCGCTGCGCGGTAGCCAGCCCCGATGCTGGGCAGGTCCGCCTCGTCGACGTTGACGACCTCGCCGGTCCGTTCGTCGACGAGGTTGACGGCAGCAGGCGCGGCAGGCTCGGCCATCAGCGCGCCCCGCGCCGCACGACGGGCGAGACCTCGTCGAGGCCCACGCTACGGCGGCGCGCGTTGTACTCGTCCAGCATCATGCGCATACCGCGCTTGCGCGCAGCCTCGCCGCGGTCGAGGCCCCAGGACTCCTCCTTCGACTTCTTGTCTCCCTCCGAGATGGATGCGCCCGACTCGTCGCGCAGCAAGACGTCCTTCATCGCAGCGATAGCCGTGTCGACCTCGTCGCCGTGCGCGCTGCGCATCCAGTTCGGAGCGTTGCGGCCGAACACACCAGGGGCGGCTTCGCCCTCGGCGACCAGGCGCGCGATGGTGCGGCCTGCGATGTCCTTCCCTTCGAACAGGCTCTGCCGCTTGAGTTGCTCCGCGGTGAGCCCCTTGCCGCCGCCGGCCTCGAGCTCGCGCCGCGCCTTCTCGTTCGCGAGCGCCTTGCCCTCGAGGTCGAGCGCTTGCCCAGGCGTGAGCCGCTTCTCACGCTGCGCTGCGGCGGCGGCCTGCTGCTGGGCGTAGCGCGCTGTCTTGAGGCGCATCTCGTCGCCGTAAGCCTGCTGAAAGCGCTGGTCGAAGACCTGGGTCTTCAGGTCGTCGCGCTCCATCTGCATTTTGGCGATCGCCTCGTCTGCAGTGGAGAGCGCCTCGCCCGCGAGGCCGCGATTCTTGATCGCCTCCATCTCCTGGATCGCCTGGTCGAGCTTCATGGAGCGCCCGAGCTTCATCGTGTCGAGGCTGTCGCCGTAGCGCTCGCGCAGCTGCCCGAGCTCGGTGCCTTTCGCGACCAGCGCGGTCTTCTTGTTGTCGAGCATGGCGCGCTGCTGCTCGAGGTCCCGATCGATGCCGCGCTGGATCATGGCCACGGTGCTGTCTGCGTTGCTCGTCTGAACGTTCATGCCCTGCATGAGGCCGGCAACGAGGTTGTTCTGGTCGGTCATCTGGCCGAGCCCGACAGCGAGCGCCCCCATGATCTTCGAGCTGCCGCTGCGCCGGTCCTTCGGCTCGTACTCGGAGATGAACTTGGTCAGGTCGCGCTGCTCGCTCCGCACCTTCTCGCTCGCCTTCACGTGGCTGTCCTGCGCGTCGAAGAGCTGGCGCTGGTACTCGCTACCCTCGCCCGCAAGGCGCTGGTAGATGTCGCCCACGCCGGCAGCCGTGCCCGCCTGGGACTGCGCCGTGCGCATGCGCGCTTCCCCCGCAGCGTCGGCAGCGAAGTCTCCCCGCGTCGCGGCGGCGTCGCGCTGCTGCTCGGCCTCCGCGCGCCGCGCGGCCGCATCATCGATCATGCCCGGCAGCGGGTTCCGCACGCCGCCGCCCATGCTGGGGTAGGTGGGCGCGCGAAGCTGCTGCTGCTGCGGCTGCGGCGCGAACGGCTGCTGTGGCGCGGGCGTCTGCGGCTCGGGCGCGTAGTTCGCGAGCGGCTCGGACATCTGCAGCGCCTCATTCTCCTCTGCTGGCAGCACGGGAGGTGGCGTGCTCATGAGCTGCTCGGGCGGCACCTGCGGCCCGAGCCCCGCCATGTCGAGGTCGGCCTGCGCATTCTGCGCATTCTGCGCGTCCACGTCCTCGAGCGTCGGGACGCGATACGACCCGCCCAGGGCGGCGTTCGCCTGGTTCACGAGGCTCGGGTCGAAGCCGTAGCGGGGGTCGAAGCCGGCCATGGTCAGCCTCCCCCGCCGAACAGGCCGCCGATGACCTTGCCGACGACGCCACCGACGCCGCCCTTCGCGGCCTGCGATGCGCTCGCGTGCTTCGTGTCGGCCTCGAGCTGCGCTTTGTTCGTGTCGGTCTGCGCGCCGAGGAACTGGCCCTGCGACCCGAGCCCGAGCTGGCCCTGGCCGAGGCCAATGCTCCCGATCTGACTGCCGACCTGCCCGAGCTGCGTCGTGCCCTGCTGCGCCATGCCCGCGCCGACCCCGAGCTGCTGCCCGCCAACCTGCGAGGCCATCTGCTCCACGCCGATCTGACGGTTGAGCGCGGCCTGCTGCTCCGCGGCGCGCAGCTGCGCGGCCTGCATGTTCGTGCCCAGGGCCGCCTGTACGCCGCCCTGCTGCGCGCCACGCATCGCCGCGGCCTGGTTACCGCCACGCGCCTGCGCAGCCTGCGCGGCCATGGCCTGCTGGTTCTGCGCGAGCCCCTGCTGCAGCTGCAGCTGCGCGAGCGAGTCGGTCGACTGCCCCGCGAGCCCTCGAGCGTTCCCCACCGCCCCACGCTGCTGCGCCAGACCCTGGCCAGCGACGCCATAGCCGAACCCGCGGTCAGCCATGGACTGCTGGCCGGCCTGGCCGAGCACGCTCGCGCCGACCGCGGACGTATCTACGCCCTGGCCCATGAGGGTGTTGCCCTGCGTGAGGCCCTGCGCCTGCTGCTGCTGCAGCTGCGCGAGCGCCTCCGGAGAGCCGCCCAGATACTGCCGCGGCGGCGGCTTGTTCAGGCTGCGCAGCGCACCGGCTGTCATCGCGGACAGCACGCTCGAGCCGGCCTGCTTGAGGCCGCTTTTCGCTTTGTCCCAGTCGCCCGTGAACACGCCGCCGATCGTCTTCATGGTGCCGGCGCCGATGTCGTACGTCTCCTTCCCGGCCGTGCCGAGGAAGGGCGTCTCCTCCACCGCCTTGTCGATCTGGCCTGACAGGTACTTGTCGGCCTTGCCGGTCACGCGGTTGAGATCTGCCATGGGCTCGTCGCGCCGCGGCTGCACTGGTGGTGGCTGACCATTTGCCATGACGGTTACCCCTTCACTCCGGCTCGGAGGTTCTTACCCTTGCTGGGACGCACGCCGACGCGCAGACGCAGCGCGAGCGGCTTCGGAAACGCTGTCGCCGAAGTCCCGCTCACGGAAATGGAAAACTTGAACGCGGTGCTTACCTGCTGGCGCGGCATAAAGGGCACCCTAACGACCACGTCGCCAGCAGCCGCCAGCGCAGCGAGCTCGGCGCCCGTCCACGTCACGGTCTGCACGAGGGTGTCAGACCAGTCCGTGTAATAGGAGATCGACACGGAGGAGTCCGCGGGGTCGGTCGCGAGCTTGAGCGCGAGCCACACCCGCCACAGGCGCGCCTGCCCGGCCACCTGGTCGAAGCGATACCACGGCGTGTCGATGCGCCAGCCGCCAGCCGCCTCGTCGTTGTACGCCGCGCCGACCTCCGAGTAGAGCTGCTCGCTGACCAGGAAGTCGGACCCGAACGCGCGGTCGGCGCGCCACAGCTTGCCTCTCGCAATGGCGAGGTCTGCCGTCGTCTGCGAAGGCTGCGTGTAGACGCTCCACTTCTGCTCGACGATGTTGTAGACGAGCCGCGTGGCGGCGGGCGTGAGGCAGTGGACCTCGTTCGTCTGCTCCTGGAAGACGACGCGCAGGCGGTAGCTGGCTGCCGTGCTCGGGTCGCCGGCGGCTGCCGTCAGCATCTCGTTGTCCAGGATCAGGCCGGGCGAGACGTTCAGGCCGTCTCCGAACACGTACAGGCCGCGGCGACCGCGGAACATGACGCCCAGCGGCGTGCGGCAGACGCTCACGGGGTCCAGGCAGTCGACCTCGTAGGGCAGCTTCTGGGCGGGCGAGAAGCTGCCGAGGCCGAGCGCGTCGGGGCCGGGCCCCGCGATCTGATAGATGCCGCCACGCGCGAGCACAGTGGGCTGACCGCCCACGTCCACCACGGCGGTCGCGTCGTCGCCCACGGTGAGCGTGCAGATCGTCGACCACTCCACGCCGACGCCGGACACGAGCGGCTTGGAGAACCAGATCCGCGAGCGGTCCTCCGCGTCCACCGCCCACATGCGGTCCGCGATCTTGCTGATGTGGAGGAACGCGGGCGTCGGCTCGGGCGCAATCTCGGACGTGAAGATCGCGAGCGTGACGCCGGTCCCGTTGCCGGGGACCACGTTCGGGAACTTGTACCAGATGCTATCCGTGATGATGGTGGACCGCTGCTGCCGGCCGCCTGTGGAGGTCATCGCGAGCTGGAAGACGTCCGTGGTCCCGTTCGTGATGTAGACCTCCGTGGCCATCGTCGGGCCTGCGGAGTTGTCATAGGCAGTCATGGGGCAGCGCGACACGTACACATCGATCTGCTTGTTCGTGATGGCGCCCGTGAGGATGGGCGCGCTCGCGACGCGGTGGACGCGCCCTGCCGCGTCCGTCCAGCGCCAGACGCCAATCACCCCGAAGTTGCCCGTCTGGCCCGTCCCGAGACTGACGTCGACGCGGACGATCGGGAACATCACAGGCGCGGCCTCGGTCGCCATGTCGTTGTCGAAAAGCCACGGGTAGCCGCCGGCCACCAGCGCCACGCCGGGCGACGGCGACGCGCTGGGCATCGGCATGGGGCGCTTGCCGTCCACGCGGCACATCATGATGGTCTGCGGCCAGTACCCGGGCAGCGAGGCGTTGACGTAGGGGCTCGACGACGGATCGGCCGTGAGCACGATCCAAGCGTTGCTGTACGCGTCCACGTACGTGCTCGGGAACACGTCGATGTCCACGAACTCGGTTGTTGACGTATCGATCTTTGCAAAAAAACGGTCGTGGCAGACTCGCGCGACGGGGTCGCAGCGGGCGACCCCAGAGACGTGGCCGACGTACCGCGCGACGACGCAGCTAGCTGGCTGGCTCTCCACGGTCAGCGTCACCCCCTGACGCGGGAACCCCAGCGCGAGCGTCACATGTGCCCGCTCGTTCAGCGTGAAGGCGTTGCTCACTGCCCACGCGTGCGGGATGACGCACGTCTCCGGGCTCACGGTAGGAGCGGCGTTCGTGAAGTTGATCTCGTACGTCGTAACGTGAGTCGACACAGGCTCGCCGGCCGCGGTGGAATGCTCGTTCAGCCAGAGAACAGCGTCGTGCGTGCTGCCGACCCCGCGTATCTCCAGCGCAGCAGTGCATGTAATGAGCCCCGACGACGCCACGGTGGTCACGTACAGCGACGGCTGTCCGAACACTTCGGCGTAGGCGTTCGAGCCGAGCGTGCTCACGATGAGCGTGCGCGTCGGGCCCACGACGATGTCGCACCCGTACCGCACGTCGTGCAGCGCGGTGTGCGTGGTGGTGACGGTCGAGATGGTCCGGTCCTCGACCACGAGCACGTTGGCCGCGCTGCGGTAGGCGAGGTAGACGCGGTTCCCGTTCTTCTTGAGCCAGATTCGCGGGATGGTGAAGGGGAAGGACGCCGCCGCCACCATGGTCACGGGGGCAGTGAAGTCGCGCGTCGCGTAGTCGTACCGGATGGCCCGGATCGCGAAGGGGTCGGTCCCCAGGCGCGCGCAGTACGCAATCAGGACGCCCTCGCTGCCCGGCACGGTGTACTGGCACGCCGTGACGTGGGACTCACCCGTGAGCGTGATGAACTCGCGGACCGCGATCACCTTGCCCGTGTCAGCCTCCACGGCCTTCATGAACAGGCGATCGGTCGAGCCGCGCGTCGTCCACGCGATGACCTGCACGCCCGCGTGCTGCGCACTGGCGATCTTGTAGACGCCGATCTCCTCGTTCTCGCCCTGCACGCGCTCGACAAGCTGGCGGGAGACGTCGCAGCTCACGGGTGCAAACTTGGGGAGCCCGGTCCCGCTCAGCGCCCACAGCGAGGCGGCAGACGGCTGGTCGTAGGCCATGGTCCCATGCGACCCGGTGACGACCACGGGGACCGCGCCGCACACGGCCAGGCCGCACGCCTGCGTGGGGTTGTACATGGCGCCAGGCGACGTGGTCACCTGCACGGAGACCTCCGTGGCCGGCTTGCGCTCGATCTCGCCCGCGCCGCGCCAGTGGAGATTTTGCACGAGCCGCATCGACCCGGGGCTCTGCAGCTCGGCCGACTCCTTGGTGGCCATGCCCAGGTTGAGGAGGATCTCCTGCTCCTGCTTGTCGAGCTCGCTCATGGGTACGCCCAGACCATCACGCGCATGTGCGCCATGGTTCCAACGTTGAGCGCGGCGCCCGTCAGGTTGTAGAGGGTCACCGTCACCGTGTCGGGGGCGGTCACGCGGGCCAGGAGAAACGACCCCGGCGGCAGGATCTGCGACGTGTCGACTGCGCAGATGTGGGTCGTGGTTAGCGACGCGTACGTCGCACCCGGCACGCTGACCGTGGTGGAAGTGAAGCCGGGCGACGTCGGGATGTTCGGCGGGTTCCAACCGCGCTGCACCGCCATCAGCAGCGGCGGGATCTCGTTGTTGAGCCGACGCCGCACCCAGTCAAAGAAGCCCTTGTTCGCGTACAGCGAAGGGTCCCGCGGATGCGTGATGGGCGATGGGACGCGCTCCGCCATCACCAGTCCTCGAACATGAGGCGGTCACGCCGCGCCCAGTGCGACTCCCACGTGCTGCCGTCGCCCGTGTCGCCAAGGCGCAGCGCTTCGGCCTCGTCGCGCTCGGGCATCTGCGCGCGGATGCGGCGCTCCCAGTCGGCCCGCTCGGCCTGGTAGCCCGCGGGCGAGGTCTCCTCCTTGTGTGCGATCTTCACGCAGACGTCGTTGACGACCCACTCCTGCCAGCCGGGGCCGGCCTCGAAGGTGTCGCCGTCCACGACCAGGTCAGCGGGGACCGCGATGAAGTCGCACGCCACCGTGTACGCGACGCTGGGCGCAGGCAGCCACTGGACCGTCTGCCCGGCGAGCCTGTAGCGCGGGCCGCAGCCGGTCCACGGGCGCGGCACGAAGCTGATCAGCCGCAAGTCGTCTGCAGTGCCACGACGGATCTGAATGACGTCGTCCGTGCCGCGAACCCACCACAGGCGAATGAGCTTCACGCACGTCGGCGGCAGGGCCGTCGTGGGCGCGTTCGCTGCCACCGCGAGGGTGGCGCGGGCGGCGAAGTAACTGTCGCCGTACGCCTCGCCGAGCATGCCGTAGAAGGCGCTCAGCGAGGCGTTGATCAGCTCGTTCACGTGAGCGAGCGTGACGAACGTGGAAGTGGAGAACGCCGTGGGCAAGTCGTAGCGCTGGCGCACCGACTCACGAAGCGCGCTGAACGTGACGAGCTTGCCCACGTGGCCTCCTCAGATGCCCGCGCCGGGGACGTCAGACTCCGCGACGATGGCCAGGAAGTGAATGCGGTTTGAGGTGCCTGCTGTGGCGACGTCGGCAGCGGCGAGATCCGTGATGGACACGTCAGCCGAACCGAGGTGTTTGATCTGGAAGAGGCGGTTCGCGATGGAGGTGTCGCCCAGCAGGAGCTGGTGCGCGTCGCCCTCCGTGGTCGCGAACTGCGGGGTGAGCAGGACCGCCACGATCCACGCGAAGGGCGCGTCCAGCGTGACCGTGTAGAGCCCGATGCCCGCTCGCGCGACCGTGAAGCCCGTGCCGTACTTCGTGACGATCGCGCCCGTGCCGGCAGGGATGAACGACCCCGCGACGACGCGCTGGCATGCGCCCGTGAACGTTGCGTGGAAGCCTTGACGATGCGGCATATCAGGCTCCTCAGACCGGGATCTTGACGCGCACCAGCAGCAGCGGCGCGTCGGTGTTGATCTGCCAGCGAGCGCCCACGCGACCCTCATAGGTGTCCGCGGTGGCCGCGCGCAGGATCTCGTTGCCGTCCGAGTTCAGAGGCTTCGGCGCGTCGCCGATGCTCATGAGCTCGACGTGGTCGAAGGGCACGCCCCACATCACGCCGCGCGGCACGTTGTTGTCAGGGATGATCTTCGCGCCGTACGCGGAGAAGGCCTCGTACCCGAACTTGTAGGTCCGGCTCTCGATCGGCACCATCTTCGCCGTGGAGAGGCTGATCTCCATGTTGGCCACGTCGGTCGGGTGCATGAACCATGCATCCGGCTTCGAGGGCAGGCGCCCCGCTCGAGCGTTCGCGCGGGAGAAGACCTCTTCGGGCGTGGCGGTCGACAGGTCCAGGCGCGTGCCGCCTAGACGGCTGTTCACGTTGCGCACGACCCCGAAAAAGGGCGTGGCGCCGGGCGGGAGCTCCGGGCACCAGTCCTCGAGGCCCGACGCCGCCGCAGCTGCGAAGCCCTGAATGAAGATGTAGTCGTTCACAGCGAGCGCGGTGATCGTGCCGGTGTACGTGACCTCGCCGGTGTTGTAGTCGATCCCGGTGATGACCCCGGAGCCCGCACGCGGCGTGGTCGCGTCGTTGGTGTCGTTGGCGGTGATGACCATGCCGAGCTCGAGCCCGTCCACGTCCTCGGGGTTCGCCATGGTGATGGGCGACGCGACGCCCGAGCCGACGCGGCCGACCGCGCCACCGCTCGAGCGGAACGCCTGCCACGCCATGCGGTTGGTGACCTCCTCCATGGAGTCGTCGACCATGTCGACGATCTCCTGCAGGAAGCGGTCGCCGTTCGCGATGGCGGCCTGCTCGATCAGGCGGCCCTGAATGTTGCAGACCTGATAGATGTCGACCGTGGGGACCTCGAAGGCCTCGGCCACGGCGGCGTAGGCGTTCGCCTGCGCGGTCGCGAACACGGGCGACGCGCCCTGGGGCTTGCCGTACTTGATCGGGATGCGCTTGAGGCGCTCGGAGAACTTCCGGTCGCGCTTGATCATGCCGAGCAGCGGATGGTCGCGCGCAAGCAGGTCATCCGTGGACCCGCCCTGGTACGCCTCCCGCAGTGCGTCCTGGATATCAGTGAAGGTGAGTGTATTGGCCATGGATTACCCCAGGCTGGCGGCCCGCTTGTTTCGGACCGCAGCCGCTGCAGCCGCCTGGCGAGCCTCACGACCGGACAGACCCGGCGTGGAGCGCGCGCCGGGATCGGCTGCACGAGTCGCTGCAATGGCGTCGGGACCATTCCCGACGCGCGGCTTGCCCTGGGGTACTGGCTGGGCTGCTGGAGGGGCGGACTGGCTGCCGAGCGCACTCAGCAGCTGAGATTTGAAAGCAGGGTCTGCGGTCGCAAGCGCCTTGAGCGCGTCCAGCGACATCGTGGCACGCAGCTCTTTCTCGAGGTGCGCTGCAATGTCCGGGTAGGAGGCGTCTGGATGCGCCTCCTTCAGGCGCTGGACGCGCGCGCCTGCGTCCGCGTACGACGCGAGGACGGGGTACGTGGCCGCGTGCTGCGCCTGCTTGAGCTCAGCCGTCAGGACGTCTGCGCGGCCCTTGAACTCGGATTCCTTGACCGTGTTGGCGCGCTCAGCCTTGATCGCGTCGAGCTCCTCGCGGAGCAGCTGCACCTCGGACTTTGTGCCCTGCAGCTCGAGCTGGTCGGCCGTGGGCGGCTTGTACTTGCCGTCCACGATCTCGCGGGTGAGCTGCTCGTACGTGAGCCCGCGCTCCTTCGCGAGGAGCTCCAGGGGCGACAGCTTGACCCGCGCCTCCTGCTCGGCCTTGTAGCGCTTGTTCTCGTCCTCGAGCTGCTTCGCGCGCTGCTTCGTCTCGTACGACTCTCGCTCAGCCCGCAGGGCGTCCGCCATCGCCTGGCGTTGCGCGGGGCTGAGCGGGTCCGCCGTCGCCTGCGGCGTCTCCGCAGCCGCCCCAGCCGCCGGGGTCGTCGCGGCAGGGGCAGCAGCCTCCGCCGCGGCCGGCGGCGCGTCAGCAGCAGCGCCAGGGGCGGCCGCTGCGCGCTTCGCCTCCAGCTTCGCGGTGATGCGGGCGAAGCGGTCGCTGCGGGTCTCGCGCGCCGCAGGACCGTCAGACTGCTCGGGGGCCGCGGCAGGGGCGCCGCCAAGAGGAGCGCCACCAGCGGGCGCAGCAACAGGCGCAGGAGCAGCAGCGCCAGCATCGCCCCCAGCGGGGGCAGCAGCAGGGGCAGAGGCGGCTGCGGGCGCAGCAGAAGCGGGGCTACCATCACTCACATCATCATCGGCACTCCGGGCGCCCCAGCGGGAAGCTGGGCTGCGTCAGGGGGTACGGGTTCACCGCCCGGCGGAAGTGCCGCGGCGTCTGCAGGGGCTGCCTGCTGCTGCTCAGGCGCGGCGTCCATGGGCGGGAGGCCCTGGAGCGCCAGACAGTCATTGATGTACTGACGCAGACGCTCGAGCACGTCCTCGGGCGCGTCCTGGCAGCGCTGCGACAGGTACGAGCGGCGAGCGATGTCGGCGGCGAGCGCCAGGTCCTGGTAGGGCTCGGGGTACGACTCGTACCCGTCCAGGATGCGCTCGACGTCGTACATGACCATGTCCATGTCCGCGAGCTCGATGCGCGCCGCCGCGTCCGTGTCGGGCAGGTCGAGCGCGAGCTGCTGCGCGGTGGGCCTCGAGATGAAGCCCGACGCGATCCACTCGCTGACCATCGCCATCTTGCCGGCGGGCGTGCTCGGCAGGAGCGACGTGGGCCAGCAGGTCAGCCGGTACTTGTTCTCGGCCATGTGCACGGCCGACCACTTGACCTGCTTCACGAGCGTCGCGCGGCCGCGCTGGGTGCGCGCCATGACCGTGTACTCGCTGTTATCCTCCGACGCGCGCTCGTTCAGCTCCTCGAGCAGCTTCACCACGCCCATGTACGCCTGCTCGAACGCGCGCCCCGGGATCTGCTGGCGCTGCGTGGTCTGGTCCTGATGCTCGCGCAGCGCGGCGCCCGAGTCGAGACCTGCAGGCTTCTTGGCCTCCGCGGCCATCTGACTGATTCCGAGCTCGCTCATGAACTGTTCGCGGGCCTGGTTCACGACCTCGTCGAGCTGCAGCGGCTTCGGGTCGAAGGCTTGGATCATGGGAGGGATCGGCCCCTTGTACCGGACGATGCTCAGGGGCGCCGTGCTGAGCTTCTCGACGCGCACCTCAGCGTCTCCGTGCACCAGGCACCAAGCGGTGGCGCCACGGTCGAGCAGCTCGTCGCCGCGCTTCAGCGAGTACAGGATACGCGCCTGCGGGTCGCGACCGGCCTCGGCGATGCCGGAGCCGTAATAGCCCATCTGACGTTCCTGCCAGACGTAGCGGACGAACGGCAGACACCACTTCCAGCCGCCCTCGCCGGTGTCGTACAGGTCGCCGCTCGACAGGCTGATCACCAGCCGCCCGTCCTTGCCATCCTTGCGCGAAGGCCTGCGGAAAGCGAAGACCACCATGACGTCGTCGCACGTCGAGTCCTGCGTCAGCCACATGTCGAGCTTGTCGTTCGACTGCGGGCCGTCCGCGTCGTCAATGACCTTGTCGAGCTTCGGGTCGTCCTTCAGGTTCCACATCTCGCGCACGACGTCGCGGGCGATCGGGATGCGGTAGTAGATGCACAGCGGGTCACCGCGCAGGCCGTCGCGCGGGTCTACCCAGACGGTGCCCGGCAGGCAGCGCTCAAGGCAGGGCTCGCCCGTGTCGGGGTCGAGGTAGCCGTAGACGAAACCCGTACCCACCACCGCCGCGTCGACGAACACGCGGGGCATGATCTCGTACGCCTTCAGGTCGTGCAGCTGCCCCTCGAGCACACGCGTCCGGAGCCGCGCCTGACGCTGCAGGTTGAAGTCGCCTTCCGACGTCAGGTACATCGGCTTCGGCCGCTGCGTGGCGATCTGCGAGGCCGCGGTGTTGACCACCTGGGCGATCAAGTTGAACCGCACGCGGTCGCGCGTGGAGACGGTCGAGCCGTTCCCGGCCACGTTCATGTTCGAATACAGCTCCATGTGGTGCCGATCGAACTTGAGCCGCGTCTCGCTGAGCTCGCGGATGCGCCGGAGGGTCGCCCAAACGTCCTCGTACGCCTTGCCCTCCTTCGCCTTCCACCAGCGGTCGGCGAGGCGCGTGCGCGTCCGGCTCGAGCGGCGGTCAGTCATAGTCGCCAAACTCCGCGCGTCGGGCCTTGAAGTCGCGCAGCGCGGCCAGCTCGTCGCGCTCGTCCTGGTTCAGCGGCAGCGACCTGGTCTGCTCGCGCTCGAGTTCTGCCGCAGTCTGCTGCGGGACGGCGAACTCGACGGCGAACGCGCCCCAGGACGCCTTGACGGCGCCCCGAGCTCGCAGCTCATCTACGAGCGCGACCCACTCAGCAGGTGCAGCAGACGATGAACTCGCAGCCATACGCCACCGCGGCGCCAGTCAAGGCGCTGTGCGGGTGGTGTGGGGCAGCTGGGAACATCGCCAAACAGGATTACAGCCAGGCTGGCCGGGTGTCAACTGCGCCGGCAGTCACAGTTCGGCGATGGGCTGCGGCGTGAACGTTCCGTCCTCGGCGTAACACCCATAGACCACCTGCCCGGGCGTGTCCTCGGCGGGCGCCCGCTCGAGCACCTTGGCGACCGACCCGCTCCCAATCTGGAGCGTGTCGCCGTCCACGGCATAGACCAGGCTCACGGTGTTTGGCCCCACGTCGCACGTGCCGTGGGTCTGGTGAATGGTGGCCTCCTCGCCCGTGGCCGTGTAGGTGCCCGCGTAGGCCTCCACGCCGATGCTGCCGTCCGAGAGCTGGCACGCCATCGCTTCGGCGTACGTGCCGTCGGCCTCGAAGCTCACCCCGTAGGCGCACTCGGTCTCGCTGCCGGGCGCGAGCCAGTCGCCCACCAGGGCCGGCACATCCTCGCCCCCGTCATCGCCGCAGCCCGCCGCCCATAGCGCCAAGAGCGCCACCAAAGTCGCTGATCTCATGATTTCCCCCGGCCGGCGATCTTGCCACAGGCCTGAGGGCTTCGGGTAGTGAGGGCGCTGCACACAGTGGCTGCACAGTCACGGGCTACACCGAAAGCAAACCTATGGCCCGCAAGGGGAGACGCCCCAGGGCCTGTCTCCCCTCCCTTGACTCAGCGGTTCCACCAGTCGCCAGCCTCCGACGCCCGCAGCGCCGCGCGTTCGCGCTCGACGTAGGCGGGGTCGTCCGGGGTCTGCCGCGTCGTGTTCGCCTTTGGCGGCAGCGCCTCGTTCAGGTAGGCCATGTGGGCCTTTTCGCCGTACAGGAGCGTGTCGCAGCAGTGGTTTTGCATGCCCTTCTTCTCCTCGAGGCGGTACTCGTCCCTCCAGGGCAGCGAGACGGCCTCCTCGGACAGCGGCGCACACGCAGGCTGGCAAAGGATGATGCGCGCCGCGAAGAGCTCCGTGTTCACGAACTCGATGCCGGCGCGCTTCTCGGTCTTCTCCGCAGCCAGCATGATCGGCATGCCGTACTCCCCGGGCTTTGGACGCTCGCCCGCCTTGGTCATGCCGACGTAGCGCTGGTTCCACTCTTTCACGTAGGGCGCGCCCAGGCCGCCTGCGTCGCCCACCAGCATGTCCGGCCGGTACGTGTGGCACAGGTCCGCGGTGACCTTGGCCGCTTGGTCGGTCAGCAGCCCGACCTGCTTCATGCTGCAGAGCACGTATACGGTGTTCGAGTGCGGGGCCGAGCAGAGCACCGACCACGCGCAGGCGCTCGTGGTGCCGAAGTCCACCGCGATGGTGTGCGTCCAGGTCGCGCGGTTGTAGAGCGGCGGCGCCTCGGCCAACAGGTCGTTGCGCCCTGCCACGTACTGATACACCTGCATGCCCGGGTCGTTCACGAACAGGCCCAGCCACTCGCGCTGATAGGTCGCGCTCTCGATGCCGCCCAAGCGCGCCGCAGCCTTCGCAAGCTCCTCCTCGGCGTCCCGCGGAAAGCACTTGTTCTGCAGCATGTCCCAGTGGTGGACGCTCCAATTGTGCTTCTCGGTGCCCTTACAGATCTCGAACCAGTGCCCGGCGCGCGTGAGGCTCGGCGTGCCGCACAGGGTGAGCTTGCCGCCCGTGGTCGCGAGCATCGGGTGCATGACGTCGTTGCACAGGTACTTGAGCAGGGACGCGTACGTGGCCACCTCGTCAAAGTACGCCGCGGCCACAGCGAAGCCGCGCAAGAGGTCCACCGCGCCCTCGTCGCTTATGCCCCAAAACAGAATGACCGCGCCCCACGGCGTGCGGAACGTCCCATCGGTCTTGTTTGACACGAGCGGGATACCGGCTCGTTTCGCCGCGCGCTCGAGCTTGTGCCAGTGCAGGGCCTTCGCTTTCTTCTGCGTCTCGGCGCCGATGACGACGTACTCCTCGAAGCCCGCGTCCAGCGCGTCGAGCAGGGCCGAGCGTGGGATGAACTCGCTCTTACCCGCGCGCCGTCCAGGGTGCGCCGCCTTGAACTGCGCGGGGTCGTCGCGGAGGGCGAGCTGCTTGTCGAACAGCTCCGAGCGCAGGGACTCGCGCATGTCGGCGCGCTGCGCCTTCAGCTCCTCCAGGGTCAGGAACTCGACCTCGAGCGCGCAGCCCACGCCTTAGCCTCCTGACAGGAGCTTCTTCGCCCGCGCCTTGGCCTCGGCCTCAAGCTCCGCCTGGCTCATCTTCTCGAAGCGCCCGAAGTCGCCAGGGTTGCCCTGTTCTGTCTTCTTCGGGGCGTCCATGCCCAGGTGGTCCATGAGCATGCGCAGCGCCGCGATCTTCGAGTGCATCTTGACCTTGGTCTGCACCGTCTCGAGCGGGTCGCCCCCATCAGGCGATAGACGCTCCGAGCGGGTCTGCGTGATGGACTCCACGCTGCGCTGTACCCGCGGCCTGAGTGTGTGCAGCGGGCGCACCCTTACGTCGCCCGTGTCGCTCACCTCCACCAGGTCGGTCACGTTCCCAAAGGCGATGCACCCGAGCTCGCGCAGTACGTCGTCCGCCTCGATCTCCACCCGCTTCGCGCGCTTCGCTTTGCCCTGCTGGATCGCTGTCGCAATGTCAACGTTTGTCAACATCAGCGAGCCCTGGGCGCGGGCCGTCCGCTTGCTGTAGCCCGCCCGCTCCGCCGCTTTCGTGGCGTTCAGGTCCTTGAGATACTCGCGGACAAACCGCTCTTGCTTCGGCGAAAGCACGCCCTACCACCACCTGTGCTCGAACAGCCACCCGACCACCAGCAGCAGGCCCAGCCCGCACACGAAGCGCGTCGCCCACAGAACGACCTCCGCGTGATTCACGACTCGCCCCCGTGGAAGATCAGCGAGACGTCCGCGACGTGTACCTCGAGCCGCAGGGCACGCCGCAACGCCTCCTCCTGGGGCAGACGCTGCGAGGCGAGCAGGGCCTGGCGGTACGCGCTGCGCAGTCGCCGCTCGAGCAGCGCGCGCAGGCTCTGCCGGTTCCTGAGCGCCTCGGACTGCGAGCACGTCACCACCTGCTGCGCCAAGCCGTGGGGCATCGTCCCGGTCGTCTCCCAGCGGATGCGCGGCTCCTGGAACGGGTCGTGCGGGTAGGGCGGCTCGGGCTTCTGCACCACGGTCACGACGTCGCGCACGTCCGCGTCCGCGTCCGCTCGAGCGGCGCCAGACAGCTCCCGCTGGCGCAGGGCGTCGCGGTCGGCGACGAGCTGCTGGGCGCCAGTGCGCAGCTTCTGCTGCACGTACTCGCGGTCAAACTCGCGCTTGAGTGGCATCACCGCCCCCGCTGCTGCTGAAGGCGCGGCGGCTCGACCGCGGCGGGCGGCTGCTCGCGCTTGCGCATCCGCTCGGCGAACTCGACCCCGGACCACGGGATCTCCACCACCCGGTAGTCGTGCGACGGGTCGGCGCTCTCCACCGTGACCGTGTCGCCCTCGCGCGTGATTCGGTACAGCCGCTTGTCGCCCTGGAAGGCGGAGAAAGCCATGGGCTTCTCGGCGACGCTGGGGCGTGCCGGGTTCGCGGCCTTGGCCGCCAGTTTGACGTATGCGTACTCGATCATGGATGGCTCTCCTCTGCGTCCGCGTGTCCAGCCGCGTACGCGTAACCGTGGCGTGTCAGGGCGTCCGTGAACGGCGGACGCAGGTGCGTGAAGCGCAGCGCACCTCGCGGCTCGAACTCGGGCACGAGCGCCCACAGGATGCTGCGGCCGGTGTTGCGGGCGCGGTGGCGCTTCCGCACGTGCGCCCAGTGGAGCAGGAACGCGTCGCGCGTCTGCTCACCACAGGCCCAGCCCATGATGCCCTCCGGCCATTCAGGCGGGCGGGCGATGAACACGCGCGAGCGGGCGAGCAGGCGCTCGATGCGCCGCTGCATGCTCGCGTCGTACGCCTCCTCCGCCGCGTCTCGATGCCGCGACGCGACTGCGCGCACCCAGCCCATCTCGGGCGAGTCGCGGTAGCCGGCCTTCCACGACGCGAACACGAAGGCCCGGTCGCACGGGCGCATGGGCGTGGCGACGTACTCAGTCACGAGACGCCCTCCACGGCCAGCCCCTGGTCAGTCCCAGGACGAGCTCCTTCTTGGCATGGTCGACAGCCTGCACGATGAACGACATGCCGGGATCGAAGTCGCCAACGTTGACCTTACGGCCCATCGCAGACACACGCACACGTGCCTGTGGGGGCTTGTCGCCGTGCGAGAAGCGCGCGAACCGGATCGGGACGGACAGCGTATCGTCCAGCGTCCACTGCACCTCCGCGCGGCTGCTCTTCGTGTACTCGCGCGGCGCGTCAAACACGGCGCACACGAATACGCCGCGCGCATGCTCGAACGCGAGCTCCCAGTGGCGGTCCGTCTTCCTCACGCCGACAGTCCGCCACTCCGTTCCACGCGTCGCAGCCGCCGCGGCGTTCGTGAAGTCAGCGAACGCCCACGGCCGCGGCGGCGTCGTGGTCCTCTTCTTGGCCGCTGTCGTTCGCTTGCGAGCACTCATGGTCAGCCCCCCGCCTTCGTGGCGTTCTCGAGCCAGCGCGCGAGCGCGAGCGTGTGCCGCGCTCGCGGCCCCTCGACGCACTTACCGCTACGGTAGAATCCGAGAGCAAGCCCCCGGTGCCCCCTGCAAGCCACGAGGCCGTCGCGCAGGGCGAACGCGCCCCATTGGGCGTTGAGCCGCTCGACCTCGGTCTCAGGGGCCGTCCTGCGCCCCCTGCGGGCACGCCTGCAGGCCTCCTGCCAGCCCTTGCCCCATGGCGAGGCCGGGAGCAGCTGCAGAGCGCCCAGCGCGCCTTCGCTCGAGGTCCTGGCGTGGTCGACCGCAGACTCGTCGGCGGCGAGCGCGGCGAGCAGCGAGACGTCCACCTCGGCGAGCCGCGCGGCGCGCTCGAGCTGCTCAGCGAGCTCGACGGCGCGGCCTTCCGCCCCGAGCGGGTGCTGGCGCATGTGCCGGGCGTACACGGGCGTCAGGTCCGCCCGGACGTGGACGGTCAGCAGGACCAGCAGCGCGGCCGCGAGGGCGTTCATCGCGTCTCCTTGCGCGCCCGGATGTGCGCGCCCTCCCAGTCGCAGTAAGACGCCCAGCACGGCTCGCACAGGTCCAGGCCGTTCAGCCTTACCCAGCCTTCGGGCAGGTCGCCGTGCTCGACCTCGACCACGCCGCGGGGCACCCGACGCTCGGGCGCGCGGGCGACGCAGCGGTCGCACAGGACGGTCAAGAGGTGGGCCATTCACCTTCCCCTTTCGTCGCTGGCACGGCGTGCGGCCAGCGCGTACTCGATGACGAATTGCAGCGCGCAGTAGACGATGACGCCCCAGATCAGCTCACCGCGCTCGAAAACGATGGTGATGGCCTGCGTCATGGCCGCCTCACGCCGAAGAACGTGCCCGCGCTGCTGGGCGCCCACACAGCCAGCACCTCGTGCCACGGCTGGCCGTTCGGGTCGCCCGCCAGGAGCCTGAGCCAGCACGCGGCCAGCGACGCACTGAGGTGCGCGTTCGTGAGCGCGACCCAATCGTCGCCGAGCACATGCGTCTGTGCGGGCAAGCTCATCACCTGCTCGACGCAAGCCGCCTGCTCGCGCTCGAGCCGCCCGTCATTCCACCAGCGTCGGCCGCACTTCATGTGCGCCTCCACGGCCTGTAGCCACGCGTGCCTGCGCCGAGCCTGGGCCGCGGCCGCATGTCGTAGCGCCGCTCGCGTGTGCCCAGCTCGACGGCCTCGCGCATGCCGTTGTCGATGAACTGAGCGAGCGCCATGGCGCTGCTGCCGAATCTCGACCCGCGCAACAGCCTGCCGGGGATGGCGACCTCGAAGCGCAGCAGCACCGTGTCGCGCATCGGGTCCATGCACTCGCCGAGCATGCGAATGTTATCCGCGAGCTCCCATGGGTACGCGTGCGCGAGGCTCTGCGTCCTGATGCTCATGTCCGCCTCGCCTTCCTGCTCAGCGCCACGCTCTCCACGCTCATGCCCGCGCGTCGGCTCGCTCTCTGCTTCACCGGCCAGTCGCCGATGCGCGTGATGTGCACGACCACGTACGGCTGCACGAGCGGGTCCACGCGCTTGGTTACGCGCCCGTCCATCACCTGGTTGTCGTCGCGATAGGCCACGCCGTTCAGGGCGTCGCTCACCGCCTTGCCGAGGTTGTCCCAGTCGCGCGTGGCGTAGTTCGGCAGCACGCACGTCACGTGCAGTTCGTACGCACCGTCGAGCCGCCATGAGCCGCCGAGCCTCAGCGCTGCCGTGTCGCGCACCAGCGCTTCGAAGTGCCGCGTGTCGACGCGCGTGAGGTATCGCCC